TTAGGAGACATCAAGGTAAACCTGAGCAATCTCTTTACCGATCTTGTTTATTTTAGTATATAATATAAGGATAAACATTATGTGGACAACACCAGTTGCAACAGAAATGAGATTTGGTTTTGAAGTAACAATGTATGTAATGAATAAGTAGTGAATTTAAGAAAGGTAGGATTTATAGAGAATTTATGTGACGCAGTAATTACATTCACTTTCTTTATATTACCTTGGATATATATTTTAAAGCCGTACGATTGACATATGACCTATTCAGTTAGGGTGGTAACACTATAAATAGCTTGTGTTACTTGGTGCGTTAGTCTGCACTTGCAAAAGTGTAAGTTTAAAAGCACGGAGCCAATGGGCAAGACAGTTGAAAGTACATGACTGGAGACAACACAAAGAAAGGCTGGTGTTGTTCGTTCTTCGTTAGCCAATACCTTATAGAAAGAAGATAGGTACCCAGGGGATGGTTTATCCCCAACTAATTCAAACATCGGGGCTCTACCTCTTTCTCCTGGGTAGTTTAAAAGCCCCACTTATCACGGAAATATCATGGGTGCACCAATCAATAATAAAAATAGTACAAAAGACAAAAGAGTCTGGGGCAAAGTAGTACGAAAATTAGCAGTTCAAGAAGACTACAAGCGCATTCATAACGTTGCCGAAGCACTATTTAGAAAAGCAGAAGAGGGTGACATTGCTGCAATTCGTGAGCTAGGTGATAGAATTGATGGTAAAAGTGAACAAACAATATCAGGAGACTCAGATGCACCAATCACAATTGTTGTCAGAACAGGTATTGACGAGTGAGAACGAAATTACAACTGGCTATACACCTAGAGAACCTCAAAAAGAGATACACAAAGCAATTAAAGAGTCACGCTGGACAGTGTGTGTCGCACATCGTAGACTTGGGAAAACGGTTTGTGCAATCAATCAGCTTATACATAGTGCACTTAAATGTGAGAAGAAAAATCCTCAGTATGCGTTTATCTCCCCGACATATAATCAGTCCAAGCGTTTGGCGTTTGATTACCTTAAAGAGTATACGAGACCGCTTGACGCAAAAGTAAATGTTGCTGAGCTTCGTGTCGATTTTATGGGAAGGCGTATTAGTTTGTTTGGCGCTGATAATCCTGATAGTTTGCGCGGTATATATCTTGACGGCTGTATTATTGACGAATATGCTGACGTACACCCTTCTTTATTTACAGAAATTATTAGACCAGCTCTTTCCGACAGATTAGGCTGGTGTTGTTTCTTAGGCACACCTAAAGGAAATAATCATTTCAAAACAATAAGAGATTTTGCAGCTGACCCAGACAATACAAGCTGGGGGCTAAGAGAATTTAAAGCATCAGATACAGGTATCATACCACAGGCTGAATTAGATGACGCTAAAAACATTATGGGTGCCAACAAGTTTGAGCAGGAATTTCAAATCAGTTTTGACTCTCCCATTATAGGTTCATACTACGGTGAGATAATTAAAGACATAGCTTCTAAGAATCATATAAGAGATATAGAGAGTGAGGCTGCCACAGCTAAGTGGACGGCATGGGATCTAGGTATGTCAGACAGTACCTCTATTTGGGTATGTGAGACTATAGGTGGTGAGATAAGAGTTATGGACTATTATGAGAATCATGGTCAATCATTAGATCATTATATACAATGGTTAGATGAGAAAGGATATAGAAACTACAGCCACATATTACCACATGATGTAATGGTACGAGAGTTAGGTACAGGAAAGAGCAGATATGAGATGCTTACAGATGCCGGCTTAAGTATTGACGTAGCAAAGAAGATGAGTGTTGAAGATGGCATTCAAGCGGTTAGAGCGCGCTTACCTAACACCTGGTTCAAGAAAACAAAATCAGTTGACAAAGGGTTAGAATGTTTGCGCAATTATCGCAGAATATATAATGAGAAGCTATCAGTGTATCAAGAAAAACCTTTACACGATTGGAGCAGCCATGCAGCTGATGCCTTTCGTTATTTAATGGTGGGTTTAGATGACACTAATCATACACGATCAGACTGGAATAAGCCATATGATAACACATATGACGGAGAGAGCTACAAGAATCAATATCAATAGGAGAATATATGAAATTAACACTAGCAAGCAACGGTTACTATCGTTTTACTAAAGACGGTCAGAGCTGGTCACAACATAGATATGTATGGACACAGGCTCATGGCAAGATACCTAAAGGTATGCAGATACATCATATTAATGGTGATAAAAAAGATAACAGAATAGAGAACTTAAAGTTAGTAACACCCAAAGAAAACTGTAGGCAGTCAGACATATGGGGTAAGATGTGGGTTTATTATCCTAAGAAAGCATACAACAAGTATAAGTCAAAGAGATTTGGTGAGTACCTAGGCTATTTTGGTACACCATGTGGTGCATATATGAAGGCTATGATGTATTATGTATCTTAATTGCATTAAGTGGTTAGGTAGTATCTTAATAATATGCAGCATGACACTTACTGCCAGCAATATATACCCATATAATCTTTACACTGCGATCCCAGGCACACTGCTTTGGATTTACATATCATTTAAATGGAATGACAAATCATTAATAGCTATGAACTTAGTAGCATTAACCATCTACTTACTCGGAATAATTAATTACTTACATAGGTAAAACCTATCATGATAAGTAAAACAAATCAATAACTTAAGAGAATTAACAAAATATGAAGATGACTGAAGAACAACTGAAAGCATTATTAGATAATTACATAGACGACAGCTATAATAACTATCAAGATGTAGACAGAGACATACAGAAAGCTACAGATTACTACTTAGGCAAGCCATTTGGAAACGAAGTCAATGGTAAGTCATCAGTCGTTGATAGGTCAGTCGCAGCTAGTATAGACGGGGCTTTACCCCAGTTACTTAAAATCTTTACTCAATCAGTCGATGTTGTAGAGTTCACACCACAGAATGATGGTGATGCCACAGTAGCAGAGAACGTCACACAGTATGTCAATCACATATTCAACAAAGATAATCAGGGTGCTATCATCATGCATGATTGGTTCTGGGATGCACTCGTTAACAAGGTTGGGATAGTTAAAGCCTATTGGGACGTTAAGCAAGATGCTAACGAAGAAGAATACTTTGAACTAACACAAGACGAACTAGGTATGCTGATGGCTGCTGAAGACGTTGAGATCACAGAACAAGAAGAAGTACCTATCCCACAAGAACCACAGCCAGCACCACCTCAACCTGCTATGGACGAGATGGGCCAACCGGCTATGGACGAACAAGGCCAACCACTACCACCACAACCACAGTTAGATGAAATGGGCCAACCATTGATGATGGAAGTACCACCAATCATCTTATACAACGTTAAGATTAAGAAGACAGTGGATGCTAGTAGAGTTAAGATAGAGAATGTACCTACTGCTGAGTTTATGATAGACAGACATGCTGATTGCATAGAAGATGCTAGGTTTGTTGCACAAAGAAAGATGTTAACAAGATCAGACTTAGTTGCTATGGGATATGATAACAATATAGTAGCAGAGCTATCTACTGATGATGATGTAGGTATACAAGGTAACATAGAGTTTGATGACTTTAACGATGTTAATAGCTCAGACCCATCACAAGATTTAATAGCTTACTACGAAGTGTATATAGACATTGGTGAAGAAGATGGCATGGCTAAGAAGCACAGAGTATGCTATGCGTCTAACACTATCTTAGCAGATGAAGAGATAGACTACGTTCCCTTCTATAGCTTATGTCCATTCCCTATTCCACATTCATTCTATGGTCAGTCTATGGCTGATAGAACCATGGAAATACAATTTATCAAATCTACCATTACCCGACAAATGTTAGATAACCTTTACCTCACTAACAATTCACGTGTTGGTGCGGTCGAAGGCCAAGTTAATCTTGATGATCTACTTAACAGTACGGCTGGTGGTATTATCCGTATGAAGAACCCTAACGCTATTGTTCCAATGAACGTTCAATCTAGTGCAGCTCAAAGCTTTCCTATGCTTGACTACCTAGACGGTGAACAAGCTAAGGCAACAGGTGTGTCAGATATGTCACAAGGCTTAGATGCAAACGTGTTACAAAACGTAAGTGCAACTGCAGTCGCGACACTGACTGCACAGTCACAAGGTAAGTTAGAACTAATAGCTCGTATCTTTGCTGACACTGGTGTTAAAGACTTAATGAGAGGTATATTACATCTAGTATGTAAGTATCAAGATGAACCAAGGGCTATGGCTATCAACGGTAAGCCAATGGAAATAGATCCTAGAGAATGGGATAACTTATACAATGTAAACATTAACGTTGGCTTAGGTAATGGCACAGGCAATGAAAAGATTGCTATGTTACAAATGATTATGGGTAAACAAGAAATGATGATACAACAGTATGGCCTAGATAATCCATTAGTAGACCTTAAACAATACAGACAAACACTTGCTAAGTTCATTAACGCTTCAGGTTACAGAGATGATGCTCAGTTTATTAAAGAGATAGACGATGCAACTATGCAGCAAGTTATGCAAGCGGATGCAGAAGCTGACAAGACTCCACCAGAAGTTCAAGCAGCTCAAGCTATTGCTAAAGCAGAAACAGAGAAGGCACAGATGAAAGCACAGACTGATGCAGCTGCACAACAACTTAAGATGCAAGAGTTACAGTTTAAAGTACAGATGGAACAACAAGAGTTAGAGCTGCAACAAAAGCAACAACAGATAGATAGTGCTAAAGACTTATTGAAGGTACAGCAAGAAAGAGCTAAGTTAGAAGCTGATGTAATGCTACATACTGCTGAAATAGCACAAAAAGAACGTGCTAATCAAGATAAAGTCTCTAACGAGGATATGAAGAATGTATTATCAGCAGTAGATAAGTTAGCTAAAGTTAATGCTTAAGTTAGGTACTAAAGTAGATGACATGTTTAAGGCATGGGCTAAGGCTGATGATGATGCAAGAATAGAAGGCACTAAGCGTCTAGGTCTACCAGATAATAACACTGCGGCTGATAGAGCTAAGGTAATGGGATTCAGTGACGATACTTATTATCATGGTGCCACTAAAACCTTTGATGGTTTTGACTCAACAAAAAAATCTAATATGCCAACGATTGATGGTAACCCTAGCCGTAATGCTATATCTCTATCTCCAGATCCTGATGTTGCAAGTGTTTATTCAGGTATAAGTCCAGAAGGTAATAGATTAAGATTCAACGTTAAATCTAATACTATACCTGTTAAAACAAGAGGCAAAGTGTTTGATTATGAAAACCCTGAACATTTAAAATTATTACCTAAAAAGTATCAACCACAAGCAAGCACTGGTATATGGTCATTAATGGAAGATACTGCTATACAAAAACATATAAGAAAGCAAGGCTTTGATGGTTATCAATCTAATGAGTTAAAACAACCATTTTTTGTTTCAGAAGCCGGCAAAGGACAACACCACTTTAACCCACTTAAGCAAAAACACATTGACCTATATAATAGGGAAATGAAATATGATAATGATATTAATGACATACCAAACCCTGTAAAAAACACGCAGTTATTTGATGGTGCTAACATAAGAAGTCCATTAGCACACTTTAATCCAAAGCTGGCTGGCATAGGTGGAGCTGGTGCAATACTCTCCAATAATCTGATGGCTAATGAGTTAGACTTAGAATACAAAGGACAAGAGCCTAGCACATGGGATTCTTTAATGAATACCATTGGTGGGGTCAATCAACAACAAGCACAAGCTTACGGTGATACAGGTGCCGGTACACTAAATTTAGCTGGTGATATTTTAACTGAACCAGATGTAGCAGCTGAAATTGCAATAAGAGGTTTAACTGGATTAGGTGTAGGTGGATTGCTTATATCTAATGAATTAGGCGCAGCAGACAATCCTAACTTTATGAATAAATTACAACAACAAGGAATACTATAATGAATAGAATGAAACTAATGGGAGAGTTTCTAGACGCAATCAAAAGTGGATTTAAACAAACACCACCTGCTGTGCAAGGTAAAATACCACAAGGATTTACATTAGAATCTTATGATGAAGCTGTTAAGCTTGGTTTGTTTGATAACGGTGCACCTCCTTCAGAAGTTTTAGAGATGATGCGACAGAATGGATCGGTAGGCAAGTTAGATGGCTTAAAATATAGTGATGGTACATCTGATATAGACAGATTAAGGTCAGGTAGAAACGAAAAAGTAAATGGGATGAACAATATGGAGCAAGGTTCATTTACTGATTTATTCCCACGATATCAAGATAACTTTCAATTTAACAATGGTATACCTTCTAGCTTTAGAGTAAGAAAAGATCCTGATGGATTTAGATCTGATGCTGCTATGAACTATAGAGATAGAGAATTAATGCAAATACCAATAAATAAGTCTGAATATAATGGGGAAATGAATAAACCTGATGTAGCTCGAATGAATATGTATGGTAATGGAGACTTTATGGACGCATCATCAGGCTCTCAAGGTTTATTAGGCAAGCAACCGCAATATGTAAGAGGTAATGAATTTCCTAATGACGAGTATATCATGGACCCTAGCCTTAAAATACGACAGGCAATGAGAGATGGTAACATTGACGTATTAGATAATGTTGATGGTCAACTAGCCGGTGCTGGTAGATGGTATGATGGTAAAGATGATGTAAAGAACTTAATGGATATTAACATTAACTCTGCAGATAATTGGGATTCAATAGGAATAAATGAGTCTGATGCATGGGAAGAACTTAGACGGCTAAAAGGAGATTAAACTATGATACAATCAGGTGCAATTTTAAACATTCTTAATGATAGTTCGTTTAAAGAAGCAATGGCTGATTTAAAACAAATGCACATAGACATGCTATTAAATTCAGATGTAGAAGATTCACACGCTAGAGAAATATGTTACATGAGAATATCTTGCTTGACAGAGATACTATCTCACTTAGAATCAATAGCAAGTGATGAAAAGATAACTAAATCTAAGTGGAAGATTTAAAGCTCACCACCATTTAAATATTGATTAGTATAGGGTAAGCTAGGTTAAAACGGTACAGGTCCTTATATGAGACCAGAGCATAAAAAGCTAAAAATAAAAGCCTTATAAATCAAGCACTTACAAACAGACAAATAATTAGGCAAACGCCTATAAATGAGCTATCATAAAATAGCAATTAAAAGGAAAAATTATGACTGAGCAAATCACGACACCTGATACAGGTAGTGAAACTCCACAAGATGCAACGGAAGTTTTCACACAAATGTTAGATGCCGAGGAATCAAACGATAAACCAGAGGTAACTGATGAACAAGAGGAAACGGAAGCAGTTGAGGAAACTGATGAAAAAGCATTGGAAGAAGAAGTAGAAGAGGAATCCGAAGAGGATGAACCAGACGATACTGAAGACGAAGATGAAGATTCAGATGACACAATAGAAGTAGAAGAACGTAAAACCTTTAGAGTTAAAGCTAATGGCGAAGAGAAAGATGTAACGCTTAACGAATTAGTTGAAGGATATCAAAAGGGTTCTGACTACACTAAAAAGTCTCAAGAGCTAGCAACACAGCGCAAGGCAGTAGAAGCTGAGGCTCATGCAGTTAACGAAGCTATGCAAATGAGGGAGCAATATGCTCAAAGACTAGGCCAAGTGCAAAAATTATTAGAGCAAGATTCTAATGATGGCACTAACTTAGAGGAATTACGAGAAAACGATCCAATACAATATGCTATTAAAGTAGCAGAAAAAACAGAAAACAATAAGAAGCTACAAATATTAGCTCAAGAACAAAACAAATTAGCACAGGTGCAACAGAATCAATTTGCGCAGCATAAAGCTAAAATGATTGCTCATGAATCTGAAATGTTGACTGATAAAGTAAAGGAATTTTCTGATCCAAAGAAATCCGAACAAGTCAAAAAAGACATTCGTGAATTTGGGAAAAGTGTAGGTTTTTCAGACGAAGAACTCTCACAGGTATACGATCACAGACATGTTATTGTAATGCAAAAAGCAGCACAATGGGATAAGCTACAAAAAGCAAACCCAGGTGTTACAAAGAAGCTTTCAAAAGCTCCAAAGATGTCTAAAAAAGGCAACAAGTTTGCCAAGACCGACGTATATCAAAAACAGAAAAAACGACTTCAGGGATCTGGCAGCATTGAAGATGCCACGGAGTTATTCAAAAACTTTATTTAAAAGGAAACAAGAATCATGGCTACATTAAAAACTTACGATACCGTCGGTATTCGTGAAGACTTACAAAATGCGATTTATGACATATCGCCAACTACAACTCCATTTATGTCAACAATTGGCAGAACTACTGCTAAGAACACGTACCACGAATGGCAAACAGATTCACTATCTGATGCAACATTAGACAATGCGCAAGTTGAAGGGGCAGATGCAGTTGCACCAACCCTAACATCAACAACACGTGTTGGTAACTACACTCAAATATCTGATAAAGTAATTCAGGTATCAACCACAGATGATAAAGTAGACAAAGCTGGTCGTTCTACAGAAACAGCATATCAGCTTTCAAAAGCTTCTTCTGAGCTAAAGCGAGATATGGAAAAGATACTATTGTCTGACCAAGTACAAGACAAAGGTAACAATACAACACCTCGTAAACTAGGTGGTCTTGCTACATGGATTGAAACTAACACAGTAGATACAGCTGGTGCAACATTAACAGAAGATATGCTAAAATCAGCAGTTTTACAAGCATACACTGCGGGTGGCGAACCATCAGTTCTATTAGTCTCACCGGCTAATAAACAAGTGGTCAGCGGATTTCCTGGTATAGCTGAGCAGCGCTATGAAGCACCAAAAACTGGTCAAACAAAAATTGTTGGAGCAGCGGATGTTTATATGTCCGATTTTGGCACATTATCAGTAGTTCCAGATAGATTCTTATCTGATGAAATTACATATGTGTTAGATCCTTCAATGGCTAACGTAGCTTATCTAAGACCTTTCAAAAGCACTAAACTTGCTAAGATGGGTGATTCAGAGAAGCACATGATGAATGTAGAGTACACTCTCGTTGTTAAAAACGAAGCAGCTCACGCAATCATTACTGACGAAACGTAATATAGGCTTGCCCCTTCGGGGGCATTACCTTTATGGAAACTATAATAATAGCAATAGGTTACGCATTAGCGGTAACAGTAGCAATGGGATTAATTTTAGGTAGTATCGTAACAATTTTAGGGTGGATAACATGAAGAAATACACAGATCATAATAATAAGACTACATCGGTAGGATTAAATGATAAGGATGAAATAACTATTGAGCAATCACAAGATGTGAGTGCCTTAATGGATCAAAACAAAAAAGATTACAATAATGCGGAGACTAAATGGTCAGACCAACTGTTCGGAAACAGAGTGGCAAGTATACCTTACGTAGCAATAGACAAGCTAAACAGAGACGGAATTATGAAAGGATTTTCAGTGCTAGACCAAAAGCGTTTTTTCGCTTGGTTAAATGACCCAGATAACTTATATTTTAGAACAAAACCAGGACACCTATAGATGCCAGCTTTTACCTCATATGCAAACCTACAAGAAAATATCGCTGATTATTTAGCGAGACAGGACTTGAAGACTAAAATTCCAATGTTTATATCATTAGCGGAGAAGAGACTTAATAGAGACTTAAGACTTAGACAGACGTTACAACAGTCAACATACACGATGGCTAGTGGATTTGAAATACCAACTCCAGCAGACTTTTTGGAAATGCAAGATTTGCACTTAGATGGCAATCCTATCATCCCATTAACGTATCAAACAGTATCTCAGTTTTATAGAAGAAGCGGTGTTGGACAGGGAAGACCAATCAACTATACATTGGTAGCAGATAACTTTGTGCTATCCCCAGAACCCACTGGTGCTACTACTGCAAACATGACTTACTACAAGATACCAAAGGTACTATCAGATACTAATCCTTCTAACGAATATTTAGATGTATGCCCTGACTTACTCTTATACGCATCACTAGCTGAATCAGCTCCATTCTTAATGGATGACCCTAGATTAGCTACATGGCAAGCACTGTATGCAGAGGGTGTTGCAAGTATTACAAAATCAGATGAAGCAAGTACATTCCCAGCTCAACCACTCTCAATACAATTATCATAGGACACAACATGAATTTTACCAATTATTTAGCAGACAGACTCGTTAAGGCTACAGTAGGAACTGTATCTTACACAGCACCAACCGAAGTTTTCTTAGGTTTATACACAGAAGACCCAACTAAAGCTGGTTTCAGCTCAAATGAGGTAGACGAAGCATCATATAACAGACAGGTAGTTAAGTTTACACCACCAAAAGATGGTGTATCTACTAACGAAGCTCAAATTGATTGGAGTACAGCGACAAGTAATTGGGGAAATGTTGGTTGGATATCAGTCATGGATGCACCATCTGGTGGCTTTATGTTGTATTTTACTGAACTAGATAACGCTAAAGAAATACTCTCTGGCGACCAATTTAAGATTGATGCAAACAAACTATCTCTCACACTTACATAATAGGACAATAAAATGGCTTTAGAATTAAAAGACAGAATATGGACTCTCTGCACCAATGTTGGCACATCGGACATCATTGTTGGTGAACCTAAAGAAGGTTACCAAAATTGGGCTAATATTACATTAGGTGCAACTGTATATTATACAATCGTTGATGACGTAAATTGGGAAGTAGGATATGGACAATACTTAGACAGAGCTGGCACAAAACAAATTACAAGGAATTTATTATCATCATCTTCTGGTGATAAAATAGAACTGTCAGGTAACGGAAGTGTATTCTTAACCTATCCTTCTGAGAAAGCAGTCATACTAAACGTAGATGGCAACATACAACTTCCAAACGCTAATACTAAATTTAAAAATATAACTAGCGACCAAGTTAC